CGTGGACGTATGTATGCCAACACAGCCTTCCTCAATCCCCAAGGTGAGGATTCCGCAAAAGGCTTGTTGGAATTCTCTACGGGAAAAGCTTTGGGTTCTACAGGACTCGCATGGCTCAAGGTACACGTCAGCAATACTTGGGGGTTTGATAAAGCATCCTTGGAAGAAAGATTAGAATGGACAGAGGATAACGAGGACATGATACAGCGTGTTGGTGTCGATCCTCTTAGAAGCCGTGAGTGGATGGAAGCAGATAAGCCTTGGCAATTTCTTAGGGCTTGCTTTGAGTATGTTTGTTGTAATAACAATGAGGACTATGTTTCTCATCTTCCAGTTACGGTGGATGGTAGTTGCAACGGTCTCCAGCATTTTTCTGCTATGCTTAGAGATGATGTTGGAGGCTCTGCAACTAACCTTATCAATCATGATCAACCAGAGGACATCTATGAAATTGTCAGAAAAGAAGCAGAGAATGGAGTGGTTCTGGACGGTAATCCTGATTTTACTCTATGGGGTTCTGGTGGTTGTCTATCTCGTGCCATTGTTAAACGTCCAGTAATGACTACTCCTTATGGTGCTACACTATATGGAATGAGAGATCAAATACATGAAGAACTTAAAAAGCAGTTGGATAAGGGCACAGTATTTCCAGGTATTGACAGTGGTACTGATCTTTGGCCTCATTGTAAATATTTGGCTCTTCATATTTATGAAGCTATCGGTAGAGTTGTTGTCTCTTCTAGGTTAGGTATGAAGTGGCTACAAGATGTAGCTAAAGCTTCTAACAAGTTGAAGAGACCTATATACTGGACTCTTCCTACTGGATTTGTAGTTAAGCAAAAGTACATAAGGTCTGTAGTAAAAGAAATTAAGACTATAATCAATGGACGTATGGCTTCTTTGTTTGCAGGAAATAGTGATGCTGAGAAGATGCACAATTTTAGACAAGTCAATGGTATTGCTCCGAACTTTGTTCATAGCTTAGATGCCTGTCACCTTATGAAAACTGTGATTAGTGCAAAGGATAATCATGGTATTGAATCGTTTGCTGTAGTACATGATTCTTTTGGTACTCATGCCTGTGACATTGAACAACTAGGTATAGTACTCAGAGAAACCTTTGTAGATATTTATGAAAAAGATATATTGAAAAAATTTATGGAAGAACAGGGAGACTTAGATTTGCCAAGTCTTCCTGAGTATGGTAATCTAAATGTTGAGGAAGTGAAAGATGCAGAGTTCTTTTTTAGCTAATTCAAATGTAAAGAATGTATCGGCAGGAATGATGGCAGTAGTTGATTCGATACATAACTTTAGTAAGGCAGAAAGACACGCTATAATTCTTAGTGTGTTTAATTGTTTGTATAACAATAAACTTGAAGAGTTGTACAGCGTTGCAGATGTAATGCTGATGGTAGACACAATGAGAGAAGAGTGCAAACGCACAAAGGTTCCCGAATTTGGGGGAGCTGAACGCTACATCAAAGGAGAATTATAATGGCAAAACAAAAGTTTGATACCCATGTTTCACCAGCTGGAATAGCAGTATACCCTTGGCTTAACAAGCCTGATACTAAGTTTGATGCTGATGGTGTATACTCAGTTAAACTTATCTTTGACAAGGCTGCAACTAAGAAGATTAGTGACGTAGTAAAGCCACTCATGAATGGTGGTAAAAACAACCCTATTAAACCTGAGTTAGATGATCAGGGAGAAAAGACAGGGAAGTATGTTGCTAACTTTAAGATGAAAGCTCATGTCAGGACTAAAGGTGGTGATGAGTGGGATCAAAAGCCCATCCTGGTGGACTCTAACGGTAATCGTATGATTGCTGCCATAGGTGGTGGAAGTAAACTGCAAGTAGCATACGAAGCTGTACCTTATGATGCTATGGGTGGTGGTGTTAGTTTGAGAATGAAGAAGGTACGAGTGCTTGACCTCGTAGAGTATGAGTCTAAAGCTGATGGTACAGATTGGGGTGCAGAGAAGGGTAGTTATGTAGCACCTAAAGATGAATTTAAAGAAGCAGAGGAAGCAGTAGATGAAGATGAAGAAGATTTCTAGTAGTCAGTTGCGTAGGGGTATGATAGAGGGATATCGTTCTGGACTTGAAGCCTCAGTAGGAGAGCAACTTAATTCTGCTAAGGTTAGATGGGAGTATGAGTCTGAACGTATCCCATATACTCCTAGATCAAGAACTTATACTCCTGATTTTATAGTTAAGGGTCAGGCAGTTAAGTTCTATGTAGAAACTAAGGGTAGGTTTCTTGGGTCAGACAGGACTAAACACCTTCTGCTCAAGGAGCAACACCCTCAGTTGGATATAAGGTTTGTCTTTACTAACCCGAATCAAAAACTATACAAGGGAGCCAAGACAACATATGGAGAGTGGTGCGAAAAACATGGATTTAGCTTTTCCAAAGGAAGCATACCAGACAGTTGGCTCAGAGAGTGTCTGCCTGAGGCATGAACCCTGTCCTTCCTGTGGATCAAAAGATAACTTAGCGAGGTATGATGATGGACACGCTTTCTGCTTTAGTATTGACTGTGATCATTATGAGCATAGTGATCGTAGCCCTTCTAGCAATAATCAGAACAAACCAAAAAAGAATAAAGGAACTTTTACTCCAATTAGAGGCGAGTTCAAAGAGATTCCAAAGAGAAAAATATCGGAATCTACTTGTAGGAAGTTCGGGTATAAGATTGGAAAATACGAAGGAAAGTCTGCCCACCTTGCAACGTTTATCAGAGACGGAGTAGTAGTAGGTCAGAAGGTTAGACTTAAGGGTAAAGAGTTTAGGACTCTAGGTGATTGCTCTGATCTTTGGGGTCAACACCTGTGGAGTAGTGGTAAAAAGATATGTATATCTACAGGAGAACTAGATGCTCTCAGTATTGCAGAAGCTCAGAACTGTAAGTGGCCTGTGGTCTCTATTCCAAATGGTGACAAGTCTGCAAAAAAAGTTGTTGCAAAAAATTTGGAGTGGTTGCTTGGCTTTGAAGAAACGGTACTCATGTTTGACATGGATAAGTCAGGCCAGAGAGCAGCTCAAGAGGTGGCTGAACTCTTCCCACCAGGACGTTGCAAGATTGCCAGATTGGGAAAGAAGGATGCGAGTGACGTACTATGTGAAGAAGGAGGATCAGCTGTAGTCGATGCTATCTGGAGAGCTAGAGTACATAGACCAGATGGTATCATAGCTGGAGCTGACACATGGGATTTAGTTAACTGCCCTATGTCTGCTAGTGACCATGAGTATCCTTGGCAAGGACTTAATGATAAAACTTTAGGAGCTAGAAAAGGTGAAATTGTTACATTCTGTGCTGGAACTGGTGCTGGTAAATCTACAGCTGTTAAAGAAATCGCTTCTTATCTTCTCAGTAAAGGTGAGACTGTCGGTTATATTGCATTGGAGGAATCTGTTAGACAAGCTGCCGTAGACTTTATGTCTATTGAAGCTAACATGATGTTACATTTAGAAAAGGACTTAGATGAGGAGTTTAGAAGGGCTATATGGGAAAAGGTATTTGCAGATAACAGATTATATCTGTATGATCATTGGGGGAGTTTAGATGCTGACGTTTTGGCTAGTCGTATTCGTTATCTCGTTCACTCCTGCAATGTGTCTTGGATTGTTCTTGATCATCTCAGTATTATGGTCAGTGGAATTGAAGGTGGAGATGAAAGACGATTAATAGATAATATCATGACACAACTTAGGTCATTAGTAGAAGAACTTAATATTGGTATGTTTATCGTCTCTCATTTAAAGAGACCTCAACAAGGAAAGGGACATGAAGATGGGAAACAAGTCACTCTCAGCGATCTTAGAGGGTCAGGAAGCATTGCTCAACTCAGTGATTTCGTCATTGGACTTGAGAGAGACCAGCAGTCGGACGGTGAGACCTCTATTAGAGTACTTAAGGCAAGATATAAGGGGTCATCTACGGGACTTGCAGGAAGGGTGTACTACGATACAACTACAGGAAGACTCAAAGAATGTGGAGCAATCTCAATGGGACAGGATAGACCAGATGAACAAGAGGCTTTCTAAATTAGAGGATCATGTGTATCCTAAACGAAGTATCTTTGAGGAGAGATCATGAGCTTAGATTTAATCATAGACATAGAGACAGATGGCTTACTTCCTAACGT